CGTCTGGCACGGCTGCAGTGATGTTGTCTTGTTGGTTAATGTAAAGTTTGTAAATCCCGCCCGAATTGTTCAAACAGTCTTTTACGATTTCTTCTAAAGTAGCACAAGCCATTTTTTCTAGTTTTTATTAGTTATAAAAAAGGGCGGCGTATTATGGCCGCCCCGTATCATTTTAAATTGTGTCTAACGATTAGTCGAAACAAACGTTGTACATTACAATTTGGTCTGGGTTCGTGTAGTGGAAACCAGCTTTCAAGTTAGCACGTGTACGGATGTACGGCTCAGCAACTGAATCAGAAAGGTTAACCGCTTTCAATGCTTTAGCGTCGCCTTCTGCGTCAAATGCGTAGATAAGGTCTGTCTTAAGTGCAAGAACAATTGTGTTAGCTGGTGCGCCTTCTGCCAAAACAATTTTAATACCTAAGAAAGTAGGTGCTAAAGGTGCAGTAACATAAGTCAAAGTGTTGCCAGATGCAGCAGCAATTTGGTAGTCAACGAATACGTCGCTAGAAACGAACATACGAAGGTCAGCGCGCTTAGATTGTACGGCAGCTGGTGAAGCTTGTAGTACGGCAGTCATTTGTGCAAGAACATTTGAGCTATTGATAGCACCATTGTAAAGGCCAATTACTGCATTGTCAGCACAAAGTTTTTTAACATAACCGTCACACAAAGAAAGAACTGCGTCTTCGCTTTCTGTGTCACCTTGCCAACGGATCAACTCTAAGTCGTTACCGATACGGCCAGCCATTTCATTCCAGTAGTAAGCCATGAATGAAGGAACGCTAAAGTCGCCGTTTGAACCTTGCGACATTTGCAAAGCCAAGAAAGATTGCTCGAGGTCAAATTGACAAATTTGGCTCATCGCTGAAAGCGCACAAACGTCAATGTCAACTGCATCTAAGTTGTCCGTAGGGGCAGCAAAGTTACATGTAGAAGGCGCAAGTAAGTTACCAAAAGTAACGTTTGCAAGTTTCGTAGCTGACTTAATACCAGGCAAAGTGCGGTAGTTGTCTGCGATGTCTTCAGTCAAATAAGCTTTTGAATAGAATTCATCTGGGTTAGGACATAACAACGCGTTTGTGTCTACGTCCAAGTCAAATTTAAGATTTCTCATTTTGTTGGTTTTTATTTTGTTTTTATTTGTTTACTTGTTTGATGCGCGAAAGGCTTTGAACTTGTCAAATACGCTAGACATTTTTGTGTCTTTAGCCATTTCGATTTCTTCTTCTTCACGAATTACGCCCATTTCTTCGATTTGGTTTTTCAAGTCTGCAATCATTCCGATTACTGCGTTAACTTGTTCTTCGATAATAGGCATAACAACCGCTTTGATTGCTTCGGCGTCCGTAGCTGGATCAACTGCCATTGCAGTTTCAGTTACTTCTTCTTCTACTACTTCTTCTTCGGTTACGCTCGTGTCCTCCATAGCAACTTCTTCGGTAACTTCTTCTGTTACTTCGGCCATTTCTTCTTCGACAACTGGTACTTCTTTTACTTCTACTACTTGGCCATCTTTAACCACGTAGATTTTGCCTTCTAAAAGGTGTTCTCCGTCTGGGAAATTCATATTATTTTGTTTTAAGTGTTTACTTAATTTCATACCCAGAAAGCCTTCAATAGAAAAACCGACTTGTTCGTTTTTTACTAGCGTGTTGTAATAGTCTACGTCGGTAACTTGAGCCGTTAACATTAACGTGCCTTTAGGAACTTCGATGCCGTAGGTTGTATATGCTTTGTCTTGGGTAGGGTTTTCGACTATCCACGCTTCAAGAATGTAAGCGGGAACGCCTTTGTTTTGGTCATGCTCTAAATTGAAAACGTTGCGGTTTTGCAAGTCACGCATAAACTTTACGTGTATTTGTTCGATTGTTTCCTCGTCAAATGTTACGTAGTATTCTTCTTCGTCGCGTCTGTAAATTTCCATCGGGATCATTGCGGGCGCGGTAACTCTGTATTTTAGTTCGTCGGCAAAGAAATGTTTAGCCACGTTTGAAAATGCTAAACCCTTAACTTTAATAGCGGGGTTTGAAGTGAAAGCAATTTGTTCGATGCCTAAATCTTCGCCGTCGCTATACTCGGGGTCTATTGTAATTTTGTAAACGGGTAAGTCGTTAACCATAACGATATTAAAAAAAGCCTATATTTGTTCAAAAATTTATTACTATGGTTACTATTTTAAACAAAGAAATTCCTAACGAATTAAACGAGTTGACTATCCAGCAGTTCGAAGACATTACAGAAATTCACGCTAACGAAAAGCTAGACCACGTCGAAAAGCACTTAGAGGTTTTTAAGTACATGGGCGCACCCGAAGAAATTGAGGACGTAGACTTTGAAGACTTTAAAGAATACATTCGTCTTTTCAACACGGCGAAAGCTCCCGAAGGCATTTTATTAAAACGCTTTGAAGCGGACGGCTACACCTACCAAGCCTACGACGAAGAATGGAAACTAAGCGCCAAAGAAACTAAGCTAATCGAAAAGATTTTAAACAACAAACACAAAGGCTACATTTCCGAAGTGCTAGCGGTATTGTTTAAACGTACCGACCTAGGGAAAAACGAACACTACACCGACGCTCATGTAAAGTTTAAAGCAAAAATTATCCGTGAACTACCCGCCGAGGTTGCCGTGCCTTACCTAGTTGCCGTAGCCGAAACAATTAACAAACAAGTTCAAAGCCTTAATGAACCTACCGCATAGTTGGAACGACGTTAAGCTATACCAGTTTAAGGAACTCCGCGCGCTGAAAGACTCGGGCGGGTTCTTTAACATTCAGCTAGAAACACTAGCTATTTTAGCGGACGTAAGCACGGACGAAATAGAAGAACTTACGCTAGAGGAAATTGCCGAGTTATTCAAGTCTGTAAAATGGGTGCTGAATGAGCCTAAAAAGGGCGTGTCTAACGAACTTTCAATAGACAAAGACACTTACCACCTACAACCATTCAAGAAACTAACGCTAGACGAATTTATAGACCTTGAATATTTTCTACAAAACGACTACTTAGTACATATTTCGCATATAGTTTCCGTGTTTTGGCGCCGTACTCGGCTAGATGAATGGAAAAACGTACACTTTGAACCCTACATTTTTAGTCCTTTTGAACGCCACGAACAATTCGACGACGTAGAAATAACAAAAGTCTACGGGATCTTAAACGAATACCTAAAATTTCGGGAAAATTTCATGCAAAAGTACACGGCTTTGTTCAATTCAGACGACGAACCAGACGACGAAAAGCTAGACCCTAAAGACTTTGACACTATCGAAGAATACAAAGACGAACTTAAGGCCCAAGAACAAAGCAAAAAAGCCCGAAAGTGGGGCTGGGAAAGTTTAATTTACGATTTGTGCGAAGGTGACTTTACAAAAATAAAGGCAGTCGGTGAAATGCCCTTAATCTTAGTTTTTAATATGTTAGCTATGCGTAAAGAAATGGGCTTACTTGAAACCCCTAAAAGCTAACGCCGCGTTGAAGTCGCCACCAATTGGTTCGAACGTGTAAATAATGCTTTTCTTGTCGCCCAAAATTCTAGCTACTTGCAAGATAGGGTAACGCTTTGTCATCCATTCGGTGTATTGTGCGTAGATTTCTGCGGTTATTCCCTCGGCGTTTAGGCGTTGGGTAAGCTTTGCGCATAGGTCAAAGGGTAACATGTTAACCGTACCGTTGTTTAGAAACCCAAAATAGTACATTGCCACAATTTGTATTTCTAATTCACCTAGTGCGGGAATCTTTGCGTTAATACGAATAGAGTCGTAAAGCGCTTGCGTGTCTATTAAAGCTTCTTCGGCTATAATACGGCGCAATGTCTTTGCGATCTTATTACGTGTTTTATAAAGAACGTTAAACGTCCCGTTATTCTTGTATGCCATGTTCTAACATTGGATTGTAAGGAAACTCCATAGTAACTGCGTGTCCAGCAAATGCGTGTTTTGGGTTCTTTGGTTCTACAAGGTTTGCCCCGAAGTCGTAAAGCTCGGAACTCATTACGTCATAGTGGTAGCCATCAGCGTAAACGGGCGGTGTTACGATATCCATTCCATCCATTACGGGAGGCTCAATCATTATGAGGCCGATTTCTACAACTGCTTGCACTCCGTTTCCGTAGGCTTCGTGTTTTTCTCCGTCAATGCCTTCAACTTCTACAAGAATGTTTTTGGCTTTAAGGTCTGCGAGTGCGGTTGCTTTGTCGCTATATGTTAGCTTATATATATTTTCCATAGTTATAGGGTTGTGAGCGAGGCTAATTCGTCATTTGTTAGGCGGGTTTTCCAAAGTGCTGCTGCGTTGTAACTATTTTCAGCTTGCAAGTCGCCAATCAATGATTTGTTTAAAATGAAATCATTTAATCCAGACAAAGAAAAAGTAACTGCGCTTGATGCTACTTGCGCTCCATTAACAAATAAAGATGTTGCTCCGCTTTGATAGGCTAAAGCAACTCTAATTCTTTCATTGGGAACTATTGTATATGTTGATAATACTACGGTCGCAGATGGGCTATAAATAATAAAACCAAGAACACCATTGTTAGTGTAAATTTCAACTCTGTTTGTATTACCTACCGATGCCAATAAAGAAAAGCCTGGGTTTGAATCGCTATTTTGTCCAGTTGCATATAAATCCAAAAACACGGAACCCTCCGTTTGACCGATAAGCGAACTAATACCCGTCTTTGATATTACGTCAGCGTTGCGTGTTACAAATGCTGATGTTGTTGGTATGTATGAAGTGGCGTAGCTGCCCGCTTCAATTTGTGCGCCCCAAGCGTAAACGCTTCCAGTTCCGTTGCCAGTATAGTTTGGTTCTCCAGTTACATTGTATGTAGGTGTTGCGCTATCGC